GCAACGTGTACCGCCAAATGCGCCTTGTCCAACGGCCGATGCCTGGTTCATTTGTTGTTGTTGAGCCTGTTGCTGTTGCATCAACTGTATTTGAGGAGCCAAAGATGCCTGCAAATACGGATTCATATAGGCCATAGCCGTATTAGGATCAGTAAAGTTCCCTGTGCCTACCTGTTGAGCTTGATAAGGGTTGTAGGCGTAACGTGTATTTAATCCTGCAAGTCCAGCATTACCCGCCATAGTTGTTGCACATTTAAGCTGGGGTGCAACTTGTTGCGCGGCTTGTGCTGTAAATGCTTGTTGCTCAAGAGGAGTAAATTGGGCTACTGTACAGCCCAAATACTTCATGTAAGGATTTTGAGTTGTACAAGTTAATGCCTGGGTCTTGCCCAACATGCTCGTAGCATAAGGAGCCGCGTAACACGGTATCGTTGTCGTTGTGTAACTGACTGAGGTAGGGCAAGCCATATTTAATCCTTATGCGGGTAAAAATTTATCAGAGTGCGAATTTACAGCCACTTTGTTATGGCCAACAGAGCGTGCTCTATTCTTCTGTACGCGATCCATCATTTGGTAAAGTTTGCGAGCTCCAGCTTCAGTCGATCCATTGCCAAGCTCAGAAACAATACGAGCAGGAACCACAAACTCACCGTCAGCAAGACGGGCAGGCTCAGGGTTATGAGCACCAATAGTTGCAGGAATCGAATCAGAGACACCATCACCTGGCCCGCGTAATAAACGACCTCCATCTGAATAACCTCCTAAATGACCCACTGCTTGACCACCATGATTTAAAGCGGTAATACCACCAAGTGCATACTTAGTTGGGTTCTGCGCATAACACAAATAAGGAACAGCAACTTGTCCTTGATATGTGTTTCCAGTTATTTTGGGTTGATTAGTTTGGCCAGAAAGAAAGTTATAAGCATTTTTACTATCGCCAGTCATGGTATTGTAGTTTTGACTGGATTGTTGTGGTGCAGATTGGAATGTATATGTACTACATTTATTGCAATAATTAACTGGAACTATGGGTTGCGTTCCAAAATTAGACGCATTTATAACAGGCCCAGCCGCATATTGTCCCGTAGAAGGATTGTAAGAATATTCACGAATCACATTTGATGATGGACTTACAGGCGCTGAAACAGTATTAGCTGAAGAAGCTTTCTTAAGTCCTTGAACCGCCAAACCTGTTGCACCCAATCCAGCCGCTATTGTCAGTGGAGCGCATTTTTCATAAGAACTAATAATGTAATTCTTTGCCTGTTGCAACATACTTGGATTACTGGCTGTTGCAGATGGAGTTACAACGGGTGCGGCGCTAGGTGCGGCAGTAGTTGTTGCGGCAGATAAAGGATTGCTTGCGCCAGTTCCAGCCGTAGCAGGATTAGCCGTAACTGGGTTAGCTGTATAGTTAACCGTATCATAAGGTTGAGCTACACCAATAGCATTATTAGAAGCAGTTTGTGCGGCCGTAGGTTGTAATTGCTGTGTGCCAAGTTGATTAATTGCGTCTGCTTTTGATGCGGCAGATCCAGCTATTCCAGATGCTAAAGAACCTCCAGTCCAGCCCGCTAATCCAGCTTGTAATCCAGTCTTTAAGTTACCCGTAGATAATCCAGCAAGACCTCCCGTTATTAAACCAGCATTAGCACCCATACTAAGACCAGTCAGCCCGCCTAATCCAGACACCATTGATAAGGGGTCAAAATAAGCTAATGCGGCTCCAGCTAAAGCATCTACTAAAGGATTTGAGATTGCGGCTCGACCACATATTCCTATAGCTTGACCAGCTTGACCAATAGCAGAACTACCGCCTGTTAGGTCAGAGCCAAATGCTTTACTAGGATTGGATACTAAATCGCTGAAAAAACCCATAATAACCCCTTAAATTTGGTCAAATTTTAACATTTAAGCCGTTCCAGTGGCAATTAAAATACCTTCTACACCAATACCCACTGCCGATGTTCCAGAAGACGGACCGCCAGCGGCTTGCCATTGAATATCAGTTTTTTGTGCATATGCACGGGGCGCTACCCTAAGTGTTTGGTACGAATTTGTAAATGGCGCTTGGAGTAAGATGTTAATTATTCCATTTGTATTTTGCGTCCATACCCGATAACTACAATAGTTGTTAATTGTGTTTCCGTTTTGATTTGAATAAGCATTGGAGCGGGTCAGATAAAACGTATATCCGTTTGGCACGGTATATATCATGGCTTGGCTTTTACCATTCCCAGCAGTAATTTCTGCGTACTGAACGGTCTTACCCGCATTTCCTAAGTTGAGTGTGCCAACAGCATTAACCGATCCAGAAACTTGTATTCCATTGATTCTTAAGTATGAATTTGCAGTAGTTACACCTGTTGTGCCATTGGTTAAAGTCAAAGTTTCTGACAATAAGTTGTAGCTTGAATCAAGTCCGTTAATTAATACCGATACGTTTGTATCTGATCCAGATGAACTCCAAAGTAACATTGTTGACGCTGAGCCTGGATATGTATAAGCAGTAGTGTTTTCCCAAACGGGATAATAAGTTGCGGCACTAGAATTGGGTAGTGCATTTTGATACCCATAAATATTAACTACCGAAGTACCTGTAACAAGCCCGCGAGAAACTTGCAAATATGGCGGCAAAGCCAACGGATTTTCGTTATTTGTGTAAACGGTTAATGGATTTGAAGAGCTTCCTTGTGATGGATATAGCGTAATCATACTGCCTCCCCACCGCTAACAGTTATGGTTAACCCTGTACTTGATCCTTTGGCTTGCAAAGTCACGCCTGGCAACATAATCTGCGAGCCCGTCCATTGCAGGGTAGAGTAAGCTGGCACTGATGTTGAATAAAAGATAGCGTTTGAAGTCCCTGCCGTTCCAGATGGAGAAACAATAGATACATAAACTGTCAGCGCCCCAGATGTTGTGTTACAAATATCCATATCTTTAAGATACGCCCTAACTGTTGCAGGAACCGTATAAATAGATACATAGCTTGCCGTCAAAGCCGATTGAGCAAGTTGATTGGGGGTGACGTTTTGATAATTAGCCATTAAGTCTCCAACCAGATTAATGTTTGATTTGTTGATATTTGAGCCAATGAAGCAGTATTTGTTGCATTAAGTTGAGAAAAGTACAACTGTAATATCTTCTCGAACTGATTCATCCATTCATTAGAATAGGGTGTCGGCGCAAGCGGCAAATTAGGAGGGGCTGGGTTATTGGGTATCATCTTCTGCCATCTGGTCTAATGCTCATCAAAGGTGTACCTAATTGCCATTGGGTTCCAATCTTGTTGGATTCCATCTTGACAATCAATTGACGGCCTCTAATGCGAACATACACATATCCTGTAAATTCTTCGGTAAGGTTTACAGACGCTATATAGTTAACTTGCGGCGAGTTTGGCGTGCCTACACCTGAACCCATGTTTGTTAATGGATATATCGTCATCGTAGCTTGCGGCGTTGTACCAGCCGTAGAACCAGTGAACGTTACATCTGGAAGCATTTTATCTACAAAAGCAAAGCGCTCACCCTGCGCTTGTGCAATATCAATCTCGGATGAAATAATGTAAGAATCTATGGCCGCTGGAGTACCCGTCTCATTGTCATCAACACCGCTTTCCTGGTTAACAAGGTAGCCGTTATATGTGGCCGCAACTGGGCTGGATTGCAATCCCGTATCTAACCATGCTGTCCTAGCCAATGATCCATAATACCAAATCTTGTCAATATAGTTATAAACTACATAGGCATTAATCCTAGTTCCTGATCCTGAAACATAAAACCACCAAATTTCATTAAAAGCCTCAGACGTACTGGCATAAACTTGTTGAGCTTGGTTTTGATTTATGTTTTGAAATACAAACCTACGCAGGTCCGATGGCAAAGTCATAACCTGACCTGTATACATATAGAACTTATCTCGCCCCATCCAGTACACAACACCAGCCGCAAGCGTTGCCGCATTTGGTCCCATGATGGATACATTTTCACCCATAAGCTGAGTGCTCCACACAAAAGGAGGACCAACATACTGTACAGAATAAACGGCCGCATCTGTAATAGCCAAAATCTCTTGACGAGTCTGAATAACCGTCACAATCTGAGATCCATGAGATAGTGTTTGACCACCAGCTTGGTTGGTAATAGATGGATACCAAACATAAGGATTAGCCTGGTCTGACCAACGAATCAACATAGGATTCATAGTCGTTGAACCAATATTGTTGCAACCAAATACAATTACAAACCTAGAAGAATCAGAAACAACAATGTTATTTTGTAAGGTAGGCACGTCTCCTAGTATCGCAATAGACTGCGTTCCTGATTGTGTGCCTGACGTAGCAACAGGTGCGCCGTTTTGAGTCAAAGACACATTAAACTGTGTGCCTGACGCGTTAATTACATAATACTGCGTGCCCGTACTAAGACCAGTAGGTAAAGCGCCAGTTGTTGCAAATGTGACTGAGCTTCCTGTTGGCAAATTTAAGCTAGAAACAATAAGAGCTGGCGTACCTATTGAGATCGTAACCGTTCCGCCAAGAGAGTTTAAATTAACACCTGGCGTTCCAGTTCCATTAGAAGCTGTCCAATAATAAAGACCTTGGCCTCTAGGACCATAGATCAAATCCTGGCCATAGTTGTATTGATTCCATATCTGAAGAGACTGGAGAGTCGTACTACCATTACCCCATGTTCCTCCACCCCATGCACCAGCGCCCCATCCATTAAATGCAACTTCGTATTCTGGCCCTGTATTGAGTTGATAAGAGGCCGTAACTGTACCGCCTCCTGTTGCACTACTACTGGCCGCCGTAGCCGCATTAATCGTATAAGTAGTACCTGACAATAAGATTGCAACTTGATACGTTCCGTTTAGCGTAAGACCGCCTACAGCCGATGCGCCAGAGAAAGTAACAAAATCATTAATTGAAAATCCTCCGTTAGCATCTGTAACCACCACCGAAGTTTTGCCGCTTGTCGTTGCAAAAGGATTTGTTAGCGTGTTAACTGCACGAATGGGAGTAATATCGTAATAAAGATTGCCAAAGGTAATATAAAACTTTAGATTTGTACCAACGCCAATATAGCTAATGTTGTTAAACGTAAACCAATTCCAAAGAGAACGGCAAACACCTTGAAATGTATTGATTGAATATTGTGTCCAGCCGCCTATCTTTTCAGGAAAACCCTCTCGAAAACGCACAAGCTGGCTCGAATACCACCCACCCTCTGTAGCATATTGAGTCTTTTCCCTGTTAACCCCAGGTTTGAAAACAAGCTTTAAAAATGACATTATTCAATGATCGCAGTGGATGTTTCTCTGTCTAACTTTAACGCACCGTCACAACACATATTCCAATCTTCACCTTCACGCTCACTATAAGATGGGACATTTATTTTGACGTGCTTAACCAAATACTCTTTATCGCCCTCAAAAAGCCGCCAAACATGGTCCAACGTACCGCGTCCTGGCTGACCCCTAGACTTATTAAATCTTATTCTGTACTTCACACTATCTCAACCTGTGCAGGCGCTAACATTGTTGGCCGAACTTCCATGTTGAAATGTATAAACCGAATTGGTAACTCAGATGCGTGCCTAGAAAACGAGTGCGCTAACCAAGCATTTGTGAAAAAAAACATCCCAGGCTTGGGTATAAATCCAACATTGTTACTTGCTGGGGTTATAAACTTAGGATCATTTTCAGGCAAACTTGCTTGAACTTTCCCCGCCCTTGGGTCATGAAATACCAAGTTTGAGCAATTCTCAGGACATTCAATAAAGTAAAACCCAACGACTTGCACTGGATTTGTATGTGTATGTTGCTCCATTAGTGAGTGTTTATGGTGTTCTTGACACCACATAGACTCAATAACAGTACTCATTTGTTGCATCTTATAACCCTGGTTAAACAAAATAAACCAAGATTGATTGCCTACAAATTGAATAAACTCAGCCAAACGCGGATCAGCATATATGTTGTTAGTCATCCTAACAGGATATATTTCATCCAGCTTTTCGTTAGCTTTGACAATTGCAAGGTGCTCGTCAGTAACAGCTTTGACGGCATCTAAAAATTCTGGCTTTTCTTTTGAATAAACAACAGACGTGAAGTAATGCCCAACATCTAATGAATGGGTTAAAATTGGAGCTTCTGGTTTTGCGTTACACATTGGTTCATTTTTAGGTTTACGTTTTGATTTTCTCATTATCCACCCAAAACAGCAAGGGCACGCTGAGTTAATTCAATACGTTCATTAAGTCCAAAAGTGCCACCATTAATGCGCTTTGTCAAGCCTTCCCAATTCTTGGCCTCTGCCAATTCATTACATCCGTGGGTCTTCCAAAACCATCCTCCAGATAAAGCGGCGTACATTGGAAGTGCAACTTGTTGCGGGTCTTTTGTAAAGTCTTTGTTTACAGCCTGACTAAAATGCCAGTAATTATCGTGTCCAGTCAACTGTATGCACCCACGGCCGTGATAAAGCCAGCCATCTCCGCTTGCCTCGTCCCGATTGCCCATACGATTAGAGTAAATCCTGTTAGCAATCTTGACTGGATTACCAGCATAAAGCGCTATTTCTTCAGGTTTAAACTTATGCCCAAATAGTTTTTCAAGCGTTGCGGCTTTGTAATTTAGGTTTTCTTCTAACGTTTTAAACTTGTTGCATTCGTGGGAGCATTGGCCAATAAAAGCGGCCTGTTTGTTAAGATCGTCTATGCCAAAAGTTGCAAAAGTAGTGGTAAGTGGCTCAGACCATTCTGAACCAATCCCAAGGGCGTGGAGCTTTTCTGGGCTGATCATTTGACCCCCTTGTTTACCGTTTCTCTGACGCTGTTGTATTGCTGGATACAGGCGTTGAGGGAGAGGATGGCTGTGTCGCCGTCTGTTGCGATGGCGATAAGCTCTTTGACAGTCTGTCGCTCAGATTCGGATTCATTGGTTGAATTTCCAGGCTGAGAGGCGGTACTTGAACTGGCTGATACACCACAGGAGGTTTGAGGTAACCGCAACTCGCCAGAGTCAGCGCGAGCATTAAGACTAGATTGCTGGGTTTTAATATCATCTTTCGCCTTTCTTAGAGCAGTCGTTGCGGTTGCAATTTTCTGGTTTAACTCTGCTTCTTTTGCGCGAGCTTCGCCATTAAGTCTGATAATTTCTGCTTGATCTTCGTCAACACGTTGTTGATAGCCTGCATGATGTCCATAAAAGTACACTCCTATAAAAGTTGCAATAGCTCCAATAATAACCCAGGGATTAAATAAACTAAACATTTTCTGCCCTCGCTTGTGCCATACGCTCACGCTCATGATCTGCCTCTAAAACAGGACCGCTGGTAGGCGCTGGGGGCGCTGTCCAACCCGTGGCTGGACCCATAACAATTTCTTTAACAGGAGGAGCTACATAAGCATCTTTGCCAGATTTAACGTTGTTCATCATAGCGGTAGCCTCATTTGTTAAGCCTTTAGTCATAATGCCGCCTATGCCTCCTACGATAAGAAGCACAATGTCATTAAGCATCTTGGTAAATGCTTGATCAATTGGAGCCATAGCCTTGATTGGCTGAGACACAAACATTACGCTATATATTAGGGTAACTACTATGAAAAATAGTATCAGTGTTACCACAACGATAACAAAAGACCTTGTACGGGCTTCTATTTCATCGGCAGTTAGTCGTTCCTGATTGGGGTTGGGGGTTAACAGGAGCAGTAGTAATTCCTTCAATTTTCTTCTCCAATACAGGTGCAACTAAATATTCTGGACAATCTTGGGTGAACTCACAACGTGGATGCTGACACTGAGGCGCACCAAAGTTATCAGGATCTTGGCAAAAATAGCGGTAACGGTCTTGACACCCCGCTAATAATAAAATCAATAAAGCGCATATTCTCATTCACTTTTTTCCTTTTGCCGTTCCATTTCTTTCTTCAGCTTTTCAATCCGCTTTATGTCTGCCTGCAACAATATGCGCTCTTGACGCACATCCATATACAAAAGACCTAGAATGGGAAGCACCAGAACAAACAACAACGCCAATATGATTATCGTTATTACATAGGCCCAGTCATTACTTTTATTGCCCACATCAGCCCCGCCATATAAATTGCAACTATTATCACCGCTATAGTCGAAGCTGTCCTAAACCAAATTTTATCAGCCAGTTCCCTCTCCCTCGCTTCAATCTCTCTTCTTTTCTTGAACATAGCTTGCTTAGCAATAGCTTGTTCATTTGCAATTGTGCCAATCATTTTGTTCACACGGGTGTATAAATCTTTCAGTTCTGGAGGAACGTGGTAGACCATATACTCCCTTAGTTCTATGCTCATCTCTTCCATTTGTGACATGGCTAGAACCCGTTGAATTGCTCTTTCAGTCTGATCCCCAGTTGGATCGTAGACCGTCTTTGACTTTAACTCTTCTTCCTCAATGTGATCTTTCAGTGCATTGTATGCTTTATAGAATGCTGTGATTTGTTTTCCTATCTCCGCATATACCGCTGGTGCATTAAACTCCTCGGCTTGTTTCTTTTTCTTTTTTATTTCTGGGGCGGCTTTTACTTCTTCCTTTGGAGGAGCAAAGAGATTTGCAATCCATCCAAATATTCCTGTAACTTCCTTGCCAATAGCTTTGACCTCATTGGCAGTTTTGATAACGTCTTTAACAACTGCCTGTCCCTCACGGAACATTTCGCACCCTTGCTTGACAAGCTTAAGGGCAGTACTGGCGGCCGCAATGAGTGTGAATGGATCAATGTCTAACCTTTAGATTTTTTCTACCCAAGCTTTTGTAGCTTCATCCCAAGTGTAGATTTTTCCATCTGTTGGGTAAGGTGTAGGTGCTGTCCAGATCCATGTAGGAGCACTGATCGTCCATGATGGATAAGGTTGGGGCGCATGGAATACATCATTCGTTTTATCGTATGTGTAACCAATTCCTGCGTAGTTAGCCCTTAGAGCCACACCACCATCAGGTTGTCCATCAGCACCATAGTGAACACCGCCACGAGTGTTATACGATGTCTGCACAAAATTATTGGGGTCGCCAAGTGCTCCCGTTGCAATAAAATCCTCTTCAGCAACAATTACCTGCACCACTAACCCATTTTCAATTTTCGCAAAGTGGCTCATAATATTTCTCCTTGAAATTCAAATGTGCGATTTTTGTGAGTTTTTCGTATTTTTTTAGCGCATGAATAAACATGCGCCCTACAAAACCCAGCGGCTTCAATTTCTTTGGCTCCAGCCAAAATCATTGTATTGCCATTCTTAATATTTTTGGCAATTACGATGTGTTTAAGCATGTGAGAACTTCTTCCAATTCTGCCAAACATTGCGTTTTTTTCTCCACTTGTTTGAGGTCTTTTACGTCCTCGAAGTTTGTCAGCAACAATTTTGGCAACCTCTGGATTTCTTGTTGGGCATCGTTCGCTTCTACGTTGACATTCTTCTTCTGAATGTTTAAAGCCAACCGTCCCATCGCCTCCATAAGTCAGGTTGTATCCATTTGGGGATTTTGTGTTCATCTCTTTGATAAGCAATTTTTCAATCAAACAAGCATCTTCCCAAGAATAAGCATCGGCTATATGACAAAAATCAAAATTGTCAACGCCATATTTTTTTATGGCATTATGCAAAGCAATGCACCACCCATCTGCTTTTTTGTGGTCACGCCATCTCCTATCCAAATTATTGGATATACCGACATATTTTTTGCCATCGGTTTTATTGGTGATAGTGTAAACCGCAATTCTCACATCACCTCGCATTCGCAAACTTAAAAGCGGTCTCGGCAAAACAAGCGTAGATGTATGTGCCGCCAGATGCGTTTGTTGTAACGCTTGTATCTCGGTTTTTAAATCCGTTAGACAAAATATCGATGTAATTTCCTTGTACTTCAGCGGTTGAACTATTTGGGAATAAATCGTTTTGCGTTACGTTGTAAGTGTCTCTTGATGTGTCCCAAATAATCCAATTTGCAGTAGTGTCTGTTCTTTTTATCATGACCCAACGTGGTCTAAAATTGGTGAACACAAATGGCCCATCTGTAGAACCATTGCCTGTATAACTACCAAATTTGCTATATCCTGGTATTTGTGCCCAACAGTAGGCAACAAATGTTTGTCCTGATTGATTACTACCTGCTTTAGTACCTATGCTAAATACAGAACTCGTAGGAGAGGTGCTATTCCATTGCAAATCACCCGTGGATACTGCCGCTGTCGTATCCAAAATCATCACGTTAGTTGCGGGATTTGCAAGACCTGAGTGATAAACAACCCAATCGTTAGTTGTTGATCTAACTTTCACAATCATCATGCTAGGCGCTACACCCAACCCATGTCCTACAGTCGCATTAGCACCTGTACCCGTATAAGTAACAACACTAAATCCTGCCGTAGCATTAACACTTACAGTAGATGTTATAGAGCCGTTAGTATTAGAGGATGATGTTCCTCCTGCTTTCCATTGCCAACCTACATAGGTTACGCCACTTACATTAATAATTGCCGCAGAATCGCTTCCAACGCTATATCCATTTGAATTGAATGAAGTTAAAGTAGTACCGTTACTTCCCTCTGCAAAAGTGCCGTTAGAGTAAAGGGCATTTCCAACGCCACGAACAGAATCAAATAAGCCATGATTATTTGAAACGCTTCTAGATTTGGCCCACACAAAATCAGGTTGAAAAGATACTCCCGTTGTTGTGTTAGCACTATTTAAAATACTTTGTGTAGTGCCAGTACCCGTATAAGTAGTAGCGGCAAATGCGGTAGCACCATTAGGAATTGCATATGTTGTTGGCATCTTCTATTCCTTATAGGTTATATGTGTTGAGGGCAACAAAGCCTGTTGGGGGGGTGTAGGTGAATGGGCGTTGACCAAAGTTAGCAACAACCGTAATTGACCCTGAGTTACCAAACGAACACATTGGAAAAATAGTGTTGCCAGCAAGATTTGAAAACGCTTGACCTTGTGAAACGCCATTTTTGTAGAACGTCAAAGTGCCAGCATTCATGTCAAGGGCGACACCAACCACATCATTGGTCGTATAAGTTGAACCATACGCCACGTTGCTGTTGTTCATTGCATTGCCACTGGCCCCATAATAAGCCCATTGCAAAGCATCTGCGTTTGGTTGTGCCGCGCTGTTAAACCCTTGCGCGGCAACACCAATATAAAAATATGCGCCTGCATTTGTTGCGGTTGGGGTCATCTCCCAATACCACTTACCTGATGTAACACCAATAGTGGCAAGCGCAGTGTTTGCGTAACTTCCAATTGATGTTAACAGGTTGCCGTCCGCTTGACTAATTGAGCCGCTGTTGTTTGTTGTCCGAACAAGAGGATTCAACACCGCATAATTACTAGCAGTAGCACTTGTTAGCGTAGGTACGTCTGTCATACTGTCGTATGTGACCCCTGCTGTTAGAGATATGTTATTTGTAGTCCAGTTATTACCGTTAGGGCTAAAGTCATATCCAAGGGTTGTTGTACTTGTATTATTTGTAAAAGGCAAATAGAACCCATTAGTACCATAGCTACCACCATAGGTAATAGGTTGCCATACTCCGTATGAGTTGTATCCACCAAATGATGTAGGTGTTAATGCTTGACCATCAATTAAATTGATTTCGGTCATGTAGCCGTCAAAATAGTTTGTACTGGCGTTTTGACCAATAAGATGTATGACAGCCGTATTGAAATAAACAGCCGCAGTAGAACCAGAGCCAACTTGTTGATTGTTGACATACAAAACACTACTTGCGCCAGAGGCTTTCAAAACAATGTGATACCAAGCCGCTGGATCACGATAAACCGCAGTAGTTGTAATTGAGGCTGAACCATTTACATACCAAATTAATTGGTCTGATGAGGAAAAATTAACACCATCAAAACCCGCTCCAGCATCCCCAATAACTGTTTGACTAACTCCTAATTTCCCACGCTTTAACCAGCAAGAAAATGTAAAAGTTGTTTGGTTAGTTGGAGTTGAAAAAGTACGTTGCAAATAAGCAGAAGCACTTGATCTAAAACGTAAAGAGTTATTAACGTACTTAATAGGTGTTAGATACCCAGAACTAGTAAAGGTATGTATGACATTACCTCCTACTATAGTTACTGTTCCACCTGCCATTTGTTGGGTTGATCCTGGGTAAGAGATGATTACGATACCTGAGCCACCTGCTCCACCGTTGGCAGAAGTTCCACCTCCACCTCCACCACCAGCACCTAAATTGGTTGCTCCTGATGTTCCTGCGGTACTACCTGCGCCACCTGCGCCTCCTCCGCCATTACCACCAGAGCCTGCTGTGCCAGTATTCTGTATTCCACCACCTCCACCACCTGCGTAATAGGTTGATGAACCAGATATTGATAAAGCAACACCTACGCCACCATTGCCACCAACTGATGATGTTCCTGCTGAACCTACTGCTCCTGCACCACCACCACCACCAGCACCATATAAAACAGTTGCCAAAGGATTGCCTTGACCACCTGCATAACCTTGTCCAGATGTTCCTGCACCTCCAGCGTAGCCAGTAGTAGCATCACAACCACCACCGCCACCAGAACCGCCAGCAACTCCAGGTCCACTTGCAGATGGAGTACCGCCACCCCCACCGCCAACAGCCGTTGTAATCACCATAGTAAAGGCTGAATTAGTGCCATTTGCCCCTGTTGGAGTTCCAGAAGTACCGCCAGTACCACCTGCCCCTACAGTGACAAGATAGTTGGAATTTGTATCAATGGTTAGGCTAGAGCCTGATAACAAGCCCCCTGCGCCACCACCACCGCCTCTACCATATGCTCCACCAGCACCACCAGCAACAATCAAATAAGATGCAGATAAAGAACTTAAAGGAGTTAATATCCCTGAAGTCTTAAATGTGTGAATAGTGTTGCCACCAACTGAGGTTACTACTCCTCCTCCAAATTGTTGTGCTCCTGCGTAAGAAATGATGACTACGCCAGATCCACCTTGACCACCTGCTTGGCCGCTTATAATTGGTGAACCACCGCCACCACCACCAAGGTTTGCTGTGCCAGCGGTAGTTGTGCCGCTTGCACCTCTTGCGCCACCACCGTTTCCTCCGCCACCAGTACCACCCGTACCTGCGGAACCAGATTGATCAGCCGCTCCTCCACCGCCACCTGCGTATGTAACGCTAGAACCAGAAATAGAGCTAGCTGATCCAGCACCACCAGAACCTCCAGAAGCCCCGTTTGTACCTGCGGCAGATGCGCCACCGCCACCACCGCCATTGTTTGAGCTACCATTATTTCCTGTACCGCCATTGCTACCTTGTGATGGACTTGTCGATGGAGTATTTCCTAACCCAATATTGGTTGAACCATCATAAGAAGCACCACCACCAGAACCACCATTTTGTCCATAGGCATAAGACGAAGTTCCAGTTGCCCCATTACCACCACCCCCACCTCCAGTTGAAGTAATAGATGAAAAAATTGAATTCCCACCGTTACCAGCTTGACCAGATGTATAAATAGCACCCGCCCCACCTGCCCCAACAGTAACGGTGTATGACAATGATGGGTTAAGAGATGCTGTGCCTGTTCTATATCCACCACCACCTCCGCCACCTCCTACAAATGAACCACCACCTCCGCCTCCAGCCACTACTAAATAAGAAGCAGTTACAGTTGCGCCACTTGTCCACCCAAATGCGGCTAGTGCGGCGGCTCCAATCTTAGATAAACGTGGCATTAATAATCCTTATGCAAACTTAGTTACAGAAGCAAGCACAGTATAGGTTGCAGAAGCGGTTTTAATAATGACAAAAGTATAACTGTCAATTGCACTGGCATCCCCACTCGTAGGAGCGGTTCCACCCTGCCACTTAGGCGTTACAGATGTTCCGTCAATAGTAAATGCACTAGGATAATATGCAGTTGTTGTATTGGTAACAATCATCGTACAAGAGATTGAATCATTCGTAGACATTGCCGTGTTAAGCGATGTACCAGATGAAAACGCAAAGTTTAGCGTCCAGTTATTGGCATTGTTGGCCGTGTAATACTGAACCGCGCCATTGTTAATATAGAAGTTTGTTGTTGCGGTTGGGGCAGTTCCCACTACGTTAGCAGGCTCCGCAATATTCAAAGTCTTTACTGCTTCAGTAGCAGATGTACCGTTAAATGTTTGTGTAGCGGTCCAAGTCTGTGTTGTATTGAACAACGCAATATTAGCCCCTGCTAAAGTAGTAGAACCTGTACCACCGTTAACAATAGGTAAAGTTCCTGTTACACCTGTACTTAATGGAAGTCCTGTTGCGTTGGTTAAAACTCCAGATGCTGGCGTACCCAAAGCTGGGGTAACCAGGGTAGGACTTGTTGCCAAAACAACGCTACCAGATCCAGTAGAGCTAGTTAAAGTTGGAGCCTGGGCCGCAGATCCTGTACCAGTAGAAGTGTAAAACTGTGGAGTTGTACCTGTATTTCCAGCTAAAAATGTTGTTGTATTGCTACCAGATTGGTATGGAACAGATCCATTTGCACCACCAGTTAGGTTTGCAATGTTGGAACTAGATGTAATCTTTACAAAATCACTTGCTACGCTACTCCAAAATACCAAAGCTTTTTCGCCGTTAGCTACAGTTACGCCAGTGGTCGGGCCTGTTGTGCCGCGAATCGTAATGCTATATCCACCAGTTGTACTATTGTTAACAACGTACATCTTTGATGAATTGGGAGCATTTATATTTCTGTTTGCCGTCCGTGATCCAGTGCACAAAAGTTGCATATACTGTGCAGTCGTTGAATTCGGAGAGGAAACAATATTAGATCCTGAACTACTACCGTTGGTAATGGTAAGTGTAATATCTGAATCTTGGGTAATGTTATTTGTACCCGCAACAGTAATATCTAAATACTGCGTAATACCAAGTGATACATCGTCTCCCCATGCTCCAGATTCAGTGCCTGTAACTGGAAGAGCTAGTCCTAATAGTGTTGTGTAATTGATCGTCATCTCATTTCCTATTGAGTAGGTACTATCGTCCAGTTTGGAGATTCATCATTACCTACATTTTGCCACGAAGGAGTCTGGTTGTCATTAACTAAACTCCAATAACTAAGATTCAATGTGCTAACCGATCCAGTAGCCAAAACTCCAGAAATCTGAGCGCCCCTTGAGCCCAAACTTACCGATCCAGGAGCACCACTTGCCGCAACCCCACTCAATGCAATATTGATGCTTGGAGATGCAGATCCTACAAATCCGCTTGCTATGACCGCCCCTAAAGCAACACCAACCGCACCTACAGATCCAGAAGCTCCAACACCATTTAAAGATATGGAAATACCGTTAGATAGCGTTCCCGCATTCCCAACAGCAGGGACACCAGTAATTGAGGAAGCTCCAAATCCCCATGTACCAGAACCCCAGGTATTACCACCCCATCCAGCCATAATCTACCTTTAGGTTGTAGACAATCTTAAAAGAGCTGAGCTTGTTGAATTGCTAGGCATTGTCAACGTAAATGTTCCAGCGGTAATAGTTTGAGCACCAAACGTATGTACGCTAACCGAAGCATTTGATTGGCTTGAGTTGTAAATCAATACAGTATCAAAAGCCGTTGTCAATGTAACACCTGAATAAACCAAGTTTGCAGATGGTGTCCAATACGCTACTCCAGCCGTTGAGGACGAATTGGTTGCAGTCGGAGCCGTTGCATTTGTAACCGTGATACCGCCCGCCGTATAGCCTGTACCGCTTACCTCGTTGGTTGCGGAATAAGCCGTTGTTGCGGCATTGACTGTAGCAGTTGTTACATACAAAGCGGCTTTAAATGTATCAGCCGTATTAGCAGAACGGGCTACGTTTGTTGAATTAAAGTTGTGCCCAGCAGACAATAACTGACCCAAAAATGATGTGCACATTGATTGCGTATTGCTCAAGATATTCTCCTTATGCCATTGATGCGGCTATTAAATCCATAAAAGGGCTGGTTTTAAGCGTTACATGAGCAGAACGGTGAACCAATTCATCTTCGTAATAATACTCAACCCAGGTAGTTGTTTCAATATCATTGTCGATAGAACCCTCTTTCTTCACAAGAAGAGAATCATCCATATCGCCTTTTGTTGTTGTAATAAGCATTATGCAATCCTTAGAATGGCTGTTGTAGACCCAGCAACTGGGAATTGAATAGTAAATGAATTAGAACAAGTTTTATCACTACCAAAATCTAATACGCAAACTGTTGCATTACTTTGACTTGCATTGTAAATTAATGCGCCTCTAACAGTAAAGGCGGCAGGACTCCAAACGGCATTATTAAATGACCAATATCCTACCGTTGCACCCGTTGATCCAGATGTTGGTGTTGTACTTATTGTCAAAGCCTGGCCACCAGCGGTATATCCAGTTCCAACCACTTCACCCGTCAAACCAGATACATATTGCGTTGTTGATGGACCAAGCGTTGCCGACCCATTGAATAAAGCAATATAAAAAGTATTTGGATTGGTAGGTCCAAAGTTATGCAAGCCTTGTGCAAGCTGAACTTTAAAGCTAGTTGTTGCACCTTGTTGAAACGCCATTATTTAACCGCCTGTCTATATTGACCAGCCCTGTAAGCGTCTTGACGTTCCATGCCATCACCCAGACGTTTAGCAATTGCTAATGCTTCGTTGTACTTTTTATCGTAAAGAGTTATTAAATCAGTCTCGCCTTTTATAAAGGTATACGCCTCTACAAGCGCCCCATAAAGCAAAACTGAATCAAAATTTTGACCCAACCAGCTTGTTCCTGTTGGATTATTAATAGATGTAACTTGCAATTGGAACCCTGTACCGCCTGTAATAGACGCTGTTAACAAGTCATTTTGAGCAAAATAAGAGCCGTTTGAGCTCATTGTTACTGACGTTACAGCACCTCCAGATACAACAATATCGGCTTTTGCACCGCTTCCAGTACCACCTGTAAGTGCTGTGTTGTAATATGTTCCGTTCGTATATCCTGATCCAGCCGTATAAATGCTTGTTGTATTAATAGCAGACTGAACAATAGAAACAGGATAATAATAATAGTGCATTTCTGCGTTATATCCAATATCAGGCGTAGGCCCAACAATAAACGATAGATTATTTGTAATCGCTAAACTGACTACGGACGGCCCAAATAGTGCGTAATATCCTGGTGTAGCGTAATAATTGGGAAGCGGAAACGCCTCACGCATATAGTTAACATCTTTATTAAGCAAATAGTTATATTGCCCCTGGAAGTTAATTGTTCCGCTAACACTGCTAGCATTAACCACAGACAAATAAACAGTAGTTCCAGATACAGATGTGACATAAGCGCTAGCACCTATCCCAGTTCCAGTTACATATTGGCCAATCTGGATGTTTCCTGTAACAGTTCCCGATGTAGTAATTGTGTAAGTACCAGCCGTGCCCGTTGCAGTCGCAGATGCGGTTGTATAAATGGCTAAAGAGTACGGCGCAAGAAAGTCTGAAGGACAAGCTAAATAAGGGTTATAAGCTGTCAAAACACCAGTAACATTCTTGCGCAAAGATGGAAATTGAACCGTGTTATAGATTCTTTGCTCAGCTTGCTCAACAAACGTAGGAATATCCGCTATGAATGTAGATTCATAGTTTTGTAGATAGTCCTGTATAGACTGAGAAAGCTGAGAGTAATCTAAACTCATGCCATCGGACCTCTGGACATAAAGCCACGTTCAGCCGCTCCAGCACCACGCATTTTGATGCCGCTAGTCTTAACATCATCAGCGCCAGGATCACCCATGCTAACGCGCAATGTGCCTGTCAAACGACCTTGTTGTTTGGCATTAAGTGTGTTTGGGTCTGTATGAACAAAAGAATCGGTCTTAGGGCTAATACGCTTCCCTTCCATTGTGTGGGGGGGCGCATATTCTTCAGCATTGCCATTGTGAACATCTTTTGCTCTGTGAATAGCTGGGCTATTCTTCTTGGTTGGTTTAACCATAGTTTTCATATTAACCTCCGCGACCAGAACTTCTCTGGTTCATTGCACGAGCCATATTGCGACCCATTGCTTTCATAGATTGTCCACTAACTGAACCGCCTTTAGCCATCTTTTTGGCGGTTTTGCCACCTTTTTTAAGCTTGGATAAGTTGGTGTGCTTACCAGGATGCTCTTGTTTGTCGTGCATACTAAAAGCCTTTTTGATCAGCTTTTTGTCTTCTTGAATATCGTCATGTTTCATGATTGCTCCTACGTTGTGACTATAGTGACTGTACCAACTTGCACGTTTAACTGCAAGTCATTCTGTGTAAGAGCAACATCAAATGAACTTGCTCCTCCAACTGGATTCCAACCCCATTGAAATACCCTGCTACCTTCGCTAGGATACCCATCTTGCAATGTATTTGTACCGTTACCCTTACAAGTTTGCAATCCAGTTGTGCCAGATTGATAATAACTTATATCAGGCCTTGGATCACGCACGCCTTGTGGGTCATCCACTGGATACATACCAAGTTGCAACTGTGGTTGATCAGGATCCCAACAAGTTGGGCACACTTTCAGGTCATATGTCTTGGTTTTGATGATCTCTTTCTTAAGATCAAACAACTTATAGCGAAAACCACACCGATCACACTCGGCAATCGAGTTTTTGCCAGAAGAAAACCTGTTTCCCATTAAGTTCCACCACCAATGTACATTCTCTGAGGTACAAACCGCAAGGAAGCCTTCTCTCTGTCTTCTGTTGAGGCTAAATCCCAAGCTTCTTCATATTGTTGCTTGAGTATTTGTAGTCTATTCAGCCCATCTGGTACTTTTAATGCCAAATAGTAAGCCAATCCAGACACCATACAGTTAATAAACCTAAATGGTACGTCCATAATGTTAACGCCGTTACCAACATCTTGCATTCTGCGTAATCTCCAGTATACAAACTGGTAACTTGATGCGGCATCTGGGGTTGGCCATACGGTAATACTGTTCTTTTGGGACAAAATGATGGGTGTACCCAGCGCATGAGATGCGGCAGTCGAACTTTGTTGCCCTCTCGTACAGTTTAATAGGTAAGGAGGGTTACCATTTGCGGCTGGTTGTACCTCGTTATACCCAATTAACTCAGACTCTAGCGTAATCCACCCTGCATTTGGTAAACCAACAAGTGAATTTACAGCAATAGTAGTATCTGTTGCCCCAATAGCGGCAGAAATAGCATTGCTAGTGGGTTGATTGTTAGCCGTTAAACGCTGAATCCAGACCTGAATGGGCCTTCCTTGGATCAATTTGTTAGGCAAGGTAGCGTAAGTATCAATACTAATACGCGTAATAGTCAAATCAGCCTGATTATTTGTTACGTTTGCATTGGTTCTAATGACGTTTTCAATAATATCTACTGTGTCATCAGGTAATGCGTATGTTGGCTGGCCTTGTACCAGCGGGATATAGTCTTGCTCAAACGTCCACATATTAAGGCCACGATTGGCCCAGTCTGTAAACAATAGATTGAGAGAACGCCTGGCAGTTTTTACGTCATAACCAGTTCTTACTTCAACTCCAACGCGCTCATATGCCTCTTCTATAACGTCAGTTAACTGAAGATTAAACGCGGAGGAGCCTGAAGTAGTAGCCATTATTGAGGTGCAACGCAGGTCAAAGGTATTGCCACAGGTGCAACTTGTTGCACTTCAGTCGTTACAACAGATGCGACTGATTCGACAGATATATCCGCAACAGGCTCTCTATTATCCACGGCAGGAGCAGAACTAACATTGTTAACAACAACGGGATCAATTGTTTCAGTAGGAGCTTGAACATTGACATGACCCTCCAATTGTTCAATTATTTTCTTAAGATCATCAGCAATATGGCCATGATCTCTTTGCTGATGTATTGCACGGATTTTTAACTCGGCAAGTATATATTCAGCTTTTTCTTCAAGATGTTTAAATAAACTCATTTTGCGGCCCTCATATTGTCAACTAAATTAGGATAAGGTCTACCAGCGGCTTTTGCCATTGCTTTAGCCTTGGCTTTCTTTTTGGGTGATAACTTCTTTGGTTTGCCCAGTTCTTTTGGACGGGGCTTATCCCAGACTTCACCACCCTTCTTTTTGCCAGGCACTTTAGAAGGATTAATATCACCCATGCCACGGCTTGAAATCATCGCATATGCCCTTTGGTGTGACCGCGCTCAATGCAACCGTCTGCACGGTGTGATGCGCCACCTTTAGCCATCTTATGCTTAACCTTGCCACCCTTTTTCATACCTTTACTGGCTTCTTCAGCGGCAGTATTAGTTCTAGTTTGGGTTTCTTGCTCGCTACGCTCTTTTTCAGATTCGTAACGATCTTTAGGTGACACATAATCTGCATCTGATTCATCCGTGCGTTGAGGATTTATAAAACCTCTGCCGCCCCCAGCATTTTTTGTAGCCATGATTTATCCTTTAACGTGGCCGCCGCCACACATCACAATCTTGCCTTTGGTATGGCCTTTTTCAGCACAACCATCGGCACGCTCGTGACAACGATGAGCCATACCACCTTTTTTCATCATACCGCCTGGACGAGCCGCCGCCATTGCTGGCTTAACAGGCATTCTTCCAGCCATAGGTGCACGCATTGGCATAGGCATTGGCATGATTTATCCTTTGTGATGATGTACATGACCACCATGCTTGTAAGCTTGATGCTTATGCAGGTGCTCTACAGTTTCATGATGCTTGGTGTGACCAGCGGCGTGCTCACCATAATGATGATGATGGTGTTTATGCCCACCCTCTTCATGCTCTTTCAAATGGTGAACCATATGCTTGTGCTCATGATGATGCTCATGGCCAGCTTCGTGAATATGCTTGTGGTGTTCTGGATGTGACATTTTTAGTCCTTATCTTTTGTGATGAGTTTTACCGCCATGCTTCATGGCTGGGCCTTTTACGTTGTACAAAGGACCGTCACCAACTGTGTTGCCCTTCATTTTAGGCATCATAGCTTTTGTAGCGCCCTTTTTCTCAACAGAGTGCTCGCCATGTGGCTTTCTACCGCCAGCAGTAACTTTGCCCATCTTGGCTGTAGTCATGCCTTTTTTCTCTTCAACGCCGTGCTTACCAGTAACCTGGCCGCCTTCAGCATATTTGTGATGTGTTGCGCCGCCATGTTTCATCGCCATTTTTAAATGATGATGAGCCATTTTCATGTGATGCCCGTGAGCTTCGTGATCTTTCATTTCTCCACCTTTATTGAATGTGCGGCCTTTGTCCGCTTTACTGAACTCTTGCCCCACGCTACGCGGGACTCCCACTTTCTTGGCGAACGCTGGATTGTGGGCCACCGCCTCCATGAAATTATGTTGTTTTTTGCTAGTACTTGGCATATTAAAGTTTTACGATCCAACCTTTTCCAAAAGCAAATCCAATAACAATTGCTCCAACCCAAACAAGAATTTTATTGATAACAGTCTTACCAACTTGTTTGTAAAACTCACCAGCCAATTCTTCAATGGCAATCTTTGCCGCTTCTTTGGCTATAGCTTGTTCACGTTCTGTTAATTCAATATCTGCCATGTTTACCTCATTGTGCCTTTTGTAAGACCACGAATTGCACATCCATCAGCACATTTCCAAACTCGTAAACTTTTGTTAATACGGCTGTTGGGATCATTTGCCGTTTTCTCAGAAGTTAACTTTTTCTTCATGCCTTCCATTCTTGCGCAAAAAGATTTCTTTCTTGAACCGCCCTCTGGCTGTGGAGGTTTTAGATTATGGCCCTCCTTCTTGGCTGACGCACGGCCTTTGGCATTCAATCCACCATTGGGATTTTTACCTTCCGCACGTTGCCAAGCTGGAGTACTCATTATGCCATCGCCTCTTGTGCAACAACGTTAACCTGAACCGTAGCACCAGCAGAAGAAGTTACAGCAACCGTCAAAATGTCGGCTACGTTACCTTTAATGTTGGTAAGTACTGGGAAGAAGTTACCCAAATCAAGCTGTTGCAAACCATTTGGAGGTGTTGAAAATGCGTATACAACTTCACCGCCAGCCAAAGTCGTAGCACTTAAATCCTGCTCAGCAAATGAGTTATATGAACCCAATGTGTTTAAAGGAACAAAGCTTGCTTGACTTAAAGACAATTGGTTTGTAGGCGTGCTTGAAATTAACTCAACCAAACAAGTTGCAGATGAATTTAATAACAATGTTGCAGGCAATAATTGACCGCGATCAATCAAACCAATCTGATAGCTATTGCCAGATGATGGGCCATTTGCTAATGGTAAACCCGTAACAACATCTCCAAATGTTATTGCACTGGTTGTATTTGATGTAATACGACCTGTGTATGGGCTAACTGCACTGGCTCCAGAAGAATAGTTTGCAGGAGCACTAGCAAAATAACCCCAGCTAACCACAACCGTAGTAGTTGGGTTTGTAGTTGGTATTGTTACAGAGTAAATGCCATTCATATAAGCGGGAGTTGATCCGCTAATAATAATTACATCTCCCTGTTTCAAATTATGAGCAGAGCTAAATGTAATTGTAGATGTGTAGTTTGTAATACCAGCTACAGTTCCAGATGCGGGATTTGAAATAGCACTGATAGATGGCAAACTAGCTTGGTAGTAAACAAATTTACCAACCCACTGATTTGCACCCCAATATGTTCCAGTTGGGTTTGTTGTGGCTGTTACACCTGTCAACAATTGAATTGGAAGAATCATTGTGGTTGTAGATGGCACAGATTGAATTAACCAAGTCTGAGCGGCGTATGTGGTTGTGGCAGTTAAAGTGCCAGTACCAGTAGTTTGTGCAGAGCTAACTTGATAAGTACCCAGTCCACCAGGTGCATATGAGTTATATGTACCAGCGGCTTGAGCTGTAAATGCCTTATTAATCGTAATCGTAGCGCCATTAACTGCAGTAATGTATGTTGCTGTTGGCACGCCTGTACCTGCAAACAACTGACCTACGGCGAATGATGTACCTGCCGCCAATACCACTACGCTTGATCCTACTGCGCCGCCGCTTGCAAAAGCTTGCGAACCAACAGCAGAACTTGTTGCTGTTAATTGAGCAACAATCGTTGGTGAACCTGTAACCCCAGTTCCTGACAATACTTGACCAATTTGAAGAGCTCCAGTAGCTACTGCTGTAGTTACAGTTAAAGTTGTTCCAGAAAACGCGTAGTTTCCAGTTGCAACAGTACCTACTTCAGTAAATGAGCTAAGAGTTACATATTGCGCTGGGCTATTAGCATTTGCTGTATTTGTTACAGCATAACCATGAGCAGAACCAAATGTAACCAAAGCTTGACCACTATTGGGTTGTCCAACCACAGAAGATATGGAAGGAGTAGCCGCACTAATTGTTAATGTTGTAGGAGATCCACCTGTAGCCGCCGCATTGCTTTGATCAAAAATATCAGAGCCAACAGCTCTCATCCTAAATGACATTGCTGGATAGCGAACAGAAGATGCTGGAACTGAACGGTTTTGTGTCTTAGCATCATTACCGTATGAATAAGTAAATCCACGCTGTTTGTCAATAGATCCCTCAATCAATACTGATACACCATAGTGAGTCATTAATGATGCTGTACTGCTTCCATTATCTCTTTGCTCATAGCGAACAGGCAAATTACCAGTGCGGCTCCAAGGTTTAACTTGAGCAACACCGTTAACAACACCATTACCAGTACCAACTTGATGCAATACCCAGGGTTCGCCATTAAGAACTACTCCCCAGCGCAAAGCACCTGCTCCGTACCAAGCATACTCCATCCAAATCATTTGAACCTTAGTCCAATCAAGTGCATAGATAATATTCTTGTTTCCGTTCCATGCTTCGCAAGGAATAATCTGATCAACTACACCACTACTTCCAGAATCAGAACGAATAACTACATACATAGCGCCTGGATTTAAAGGTCCAGAAGCTCCTGTTTGCATAAAGAAAATACCATTGGAATCATCAAAAATACCAACACGTTGGGTCTGGCCAGTAACAGAAGCGCCAAAGTTAACGTTAGATGCCATGTAAAAAGTCTTACCTGGCTGGTATCTGTGATAAGGACGGCTTTGACGGATCGTAATATCACCAGGAGTATTACCTCCTCCAATGTTCATTGATACGCCACCCAAACCAGGATTCTGAACAATATAAGCTTGTCCAGATGTATTCTGAATAAAGTTTTCCCAACGCAAAGGTTGTACGCCGTATTCAAAGTCGGCATCATAAATATTTTGCGATTGGCTAACTTTTAATTTACC